ATTGAACTATCCACGATGCTAACATTAAACTCAATGCAAATGCGGGAGCATTATAAGTTGCAATACTCATTTCATCACTCGATATTTTACAAGAAGTCCAAAATTGGTATAACATAAGGATGACCGCCATGACCGTAGAGAGAGCCGCAAAAATAACGGTGACCAGTTGTGTGACCCTATTAATTTGATTTTGGGTGAACAGCATATCACCACCACGAAAAACATCATTACTGGGAAAGGATTGGGTGACATCTTTACATCCTTCTTGAGCGGGGGGATTAATTCCCTTAATACCTAAGAACTTCCACCGACCATGAGCGTCTCCCCTCACATGTTGGGTGTCCCCCACATGTTTACGATAATTGTCGATAAAACTCGCTACCGTATATACTCTATTAGGTGAGAATTCATAAAAATAGTCTTCACATTTATAAGCGGGGGAATTTTCCCAAGAACCGTTGCTATCCAAAGGATAATCTAATAATTTATCAGAAAAAACATAACTTGGGGAGGCATATGTTTCATTAGTCAATGGGTTAGTGTAGAGGCTGCCAGGTACACTCTCATCTACATATTCCCTTAAATTGGGGAGTAAATAACTCGCATTACGTATACTACTACCGGGAGAGTCAAAACTTATTCTAAATCTGTATTTCGCTTTAGTGGGTATACCGATAGTGGGGTCCGCAGATAATACTTGATTACCATATTCATTAGTAACAATAAAGTCTAAATTCATGGGTAATTGAGTCACCCACGCCCCATTAGCATCTATTACGTTCCCCCCCTCTTCTAGTGTAAAATATTCTAATTTAGGGGTACACCCATCTTCTTCGGTTTGAATCGTATGCCTCACACTTTCTATACGCCCACTACCCGTGGTAAGTCCACACATTTGTCCTTGGTACTTAGAGGGGGTACCTTCTATTTCCACGTAATTACTATCATTATCGGTGATAGAAGACCCAATAAACGTGGCGGTGGGTAAAATTTCTACCCCTGAATCACGTAAGTCAAAATCTAATCTGGTTATTCCCACACTGCATAATTCATCATCGCCCCAAAAAGGTATAACTTGTGCAGCTTTATTTTGAATGACGATTTGGGGGAGGGAGTCTAGGTCGTTGGAAGTCTTAAATTCTAAAGAGTTTTTAAATTCTAGTGGACTTCTTCCTTGTGCGATAAAATTATAAGGTCGAAGAGAGTAACAACCTATATCACTTACATCTATACTAATATGAATAGTCTGAGTACCCAACGGAACTCCCCATAACATATAATCCCCACTTTCATTGGTTTTAGTGGTATACTTATAATACTTTTCAAAAACTTCTAAAACTATGGGATTATTAATAACTTCTTCTGCACTATAGAAATTACCCGTCGCATTGTGATTACAACCCGTACTCTCTTTAGGTAATAAATTATACCTATATCCCTTTTCATTTTTATCATTAACCTCCTTATAAGGGTAAAGTTCTTTAATAAGTGGATTATTTTCATCCTCTTCAGAAATGGGAATAAAAACGGAAATTTTTGCATTAGGGAGTCCAAATCCACTGTTCGCAAGTGCCCTCCCTACAATGACACCATAATCAGCACACATCCTCGTATAGACTTCGGACTTGACTATCTTCAAACTGAGAATCTCAAGTAAATCAAAATCCTGTTCTAGTTTGATTTGGATATTTTTATCTTGCTGTGGAGTAGCTTTTATTCTTATTGATTTGGGCATAAAGTGTCTTTAACAAATAAATAGTTATCTACTTAAAACCAAATTTATAGAATAGAACAAATATGTAAACTAATTAAGTGATAGTTGTGTGGGTATTAGATTTAACTCTAACCACGATATCCTTAGTTGGGAATTTGATTTGGAAGGATTGATTGGGTTGTGCGAAAATGGTCCCATCAATTAATTCTATTTGTTTTGTGGTGGGATTAGAATACCTTTGAGATACTTCATTACTCGAGTATTGGTCCCCTACCTTATTATAAAGACGTGTATCTATGACATTGACTACACCATCTTGTAATGAAATATTCCGAATAAGTTCCCCCACATATATATCTTGGCCCATTTCTTTAGTGGCAGGACTCATGAATTCATCTACCGTATTAATAATGTTGGCCACCAATTCTCCTTGATTAAAAGAGGCCGTGACTAATACATCTACTTCGACGGCTAAATCGATAATCTGTGCGGCCTGAATGAATATATAATCATTCAACATCCGATAATCCGATAAATATTCCGCAATATTATCCATTAAAGTATTACTAACTTTAGAAGTTAGGGTACCAGAAGTATCATACGATAATAAATTGACCAGAATTTTATTTTCTTCTTCTAATACTCCACATTTTGCAGGGGCACCAAAAATTCCCGGCATTCCGTCTATTAATGCCCTATAATCCGTAATGGTAACTGCTCGTTTTTGAGCCGAAAAATTAAATCCAATATAATTTCTGATTTCTTCAATAGTGGGTTGGTTAGCTCCTCCTACGGCAGCGGTGATATTATTAACACGTAACGATTCTTCCACCGAAGTATTAATATTTTGATTAGGACCATTAATTACAAAATCTATAGTTCCAAAACTAGTGATAGAATTAGGTCCCACATTAGTACTTTTCCCCCCACCTACACGATATTGAATAAATAGGGTGGTATTAGAGGTGGGTGTTTGACCTAAAGAAAGATTGTCCATATATCTACTCAAGTCCATGGCAAATCCTTGTTGGGTAAAATCCTCTAAGCTATCCTGAGCCGACGTATTTCCTCCACCCAAGGTAAGAAAGAAAAATCCTTCAGGGGTGTATTCCGTTATAAAACGTTTATTGACCCGTTCCCATTTACCTACCTTAATTCCCGCTACATCCGATTTTTTAGTGGAGTCAATGACAAAAACCTTATCTTCTGCCAACGCATCTACCTCATGCCATTTATTATTGGATGTTAAAAATTCAGTAGATTGGGGTAATGCCTGCGTGGTGGTACCGTCTTTTTGAATTACTCCTGTTACCCCCAATATATTTTTTTCGGGAAGATAAATCTTTAAAAAGGGAAGAACGTCAGTATCCGTTATAACTCTTCTAAAGACTTTAGTTATTCCATTCACTACAACTTCTCGTTTAGTTACATTATAACTCACCACCGTTCCCTCTGCGTTAAAATTGGGGACTTTTGTTCGATTAGGGAATCCCGTTGCGTCAAATGGACTGGAGAAATCGATGTCATATATATTTTCATAAATTTGTCCACCACCCTTTACCTGTGAACCTCTTCTTAGTTGACCCAAATACCTTACATCTTCTTTATCACCCCCTCCAGACACTTGAGCGACAGGAACTGTTAGAGTGAAATCACAGACACTGACCGCAGGACGATTACCGGGAATCTTTAAACCATAAGTCCGTGCAATATTAAAAAGAGAATTACGTTGATTTGCAAATTGTAAGACCGTTTCTTGTAGACTACGGTCAATATGGTAATGTAAATTATCGGCTACTGCCGCATTTAAGTCCAAAAAAACTGAGAATAAAGAGGCATCGTTTGCATTTTGAATTAAATCGGGGTATTGTTGTCTCACATAACTTAGAAGTTCACTTCTAATTCCCACAAAATCTCTTTCGGTATAAGCTATTTTATTATTGGCCATCTTATAAGTTAATTATTATAAAATCTTTACTCTCAAAGGAGTTACTGGTTATGACAAAATCTATTTTGATTTTTGCCGTATGTTCTTTAAGACCCTCACCCGCAATCCTAAAAACTCTAGGGTCATTATCACTTACTAGTGTGCCGGGAACCTCTTCTGCTTCTAAAGCAGGTTCAACGGTCACTGCAGTAATTTTAAGGTTAGGGATATATTTTAAAACTTGTTCTCGGATTTCTGATTCGATAGATTCAAAAGTCACACTATCTAAGGGTTCAAAAATATATTCATAAAGTCTGGTCCCAAAATCGGGTAAAAAATAACGGGTACCCTTCCGAGTTAAAAGTAAATGAATTAAATTAGCACGAATTTCTGCTTCTGGAGTTTCGGTTAACTGTAAATAATAACCGAGTTCACTGTCTTGAAATGGAAAGTCTATTCCATATGTACCAAATTCTGACATTTTCTTTTACATATAAATACTCTTAATTTAGATTCTATAAAGAGATAATGAAAACTTCCCGATTGTATAGGTGGGGTTTAAGGGTTACACCATACAATTCACTTACATTTTTTAATATTTTTTTGACTTTCTCATTGTTTCCTGTAATAATTTCTATTTTTTGTGTCCCATATAAAATATGGTCTTCAATGAAACTTTCAATAATTGAAGCGGTTTCAGTTATTCTATACCCATGTAAGTCTAGCTGTGTCATGTCGTTGATAAGGTTTAAATTCATTCTCCCTTATGGGGTATGGGCAATGACTGCACCCATTTTTTAACAACTGATGTTCCGTTAAAGGTTGGTTTTCCTTTTTTCTTAGGTTTCCTCTATTTACCATTTCTTTATGGTATAAATCTGTAATCCAATCATGTCGTCTCATTATGGTGTAGTGTTAAGATTAATATCGATTTCACATTGTCCTCCTGCACAGGCTAATTCACCAGTTAAATTAGTATTATCATCTAATTCTATAACATGGGTTAGGTCAATCTCCCCTAAACTTTTTAACATTTTATGATAGGTTTCTTCAGTACAGTCCTCAAATGGTGCTTGTTTGTAGGTACCTCCATTAAAAGGTAATACAGACAACCCATTATAGTGTTCTCTATTTTCCCACATCCATTCTCCCGCTAATTCCCAATCTTCCTCTTTAAGTGAAATGGTTGCGGATACATTATGGGTGTTAGAACCTTTTCTATGTCCTGCTTTAACCCATGTTTTAGAAATTAACTTTATTCTTTCCAGTAATTGGAATGGTGACTCTGTTCTCATAATTGCACCTTCTGGAGCTTTCTGTGGTACCTCAATAACTGCAGTGTCATGAGGTCTAAAATATTCATCTTCTAGTAATTCGGGATGGTTTTGAAGAAGATAATGATAAATTGATTCATTTTTACCGACTCTCATTCTTCTAATATAATAATCATGATGCCATGCATGAATTCCTGAAGAAGTTCCCAAAGTTAAAGAGGTAGTTCCTGCAGGTTTAACTGTTGTACATCTTGCAGCAGGATTAATTTCTAACAATTTAGAAACTCTAGTATTTTCTCGTTTAACTAAACGACCTGCTTGGGTCATATCATAACCCAATACCGTACCACTCCCTATACCGGTCATCGATACACCTATAAGTGCTTCCTTTTCGGTAGTCTCTTGCCATATCTCTCTTAGATAATGAAAATCAGTATATCCCGCTTGTAATGTTCCTATAAATGCAGCAGTTTTAACTCGTTGATTTAAATCTTCTTGGGAGTCAATATTAGATACATTCACTTCACATAAGTTACAAAATTGGTAAGGTCTTAAAGCAATCTCACAACAAGGATTAGTTCCCCAATCTTTGTCATTAGAAAAATATATTCCTGGTTCCCCCGCATTACTTAACTCTACTCTTTTCCATAAATCTAAAAAGAAATCTTTAGTTACTTTGTGTCTCATTAAAACTGCGGAATTATTTGCTCGTCCTCTTTGGGGATTAAGCTCCCACCAATTTCCTGCTTTACATCCAATCATTTCTGTGTCATCCGCACTAAATAAACTAATTAACGCAGCTCTTCTAATACCACCCGCTAAAACCGCATCTGCTACATAACAGACAATGTCATGTACTTCTAATGGAGATAATTTATCTCCATCTTCTTTTTCACTTAAAAGACCTTCTATTTTCACTAAACATTCTTTTAATGGTTGGGGTCCCGGTGCTTTTCCACCAGATGTAACTAATCTTGCACCTTTTGGTCTAATATCCGAATAATCAAATTCTATTCGAGAACTTTTTCCATTAAGATAAGACTTCATTAAAACTTTTATTGCATCAGCCCAACCTTCAATGGAGTCACCAATTAAAAACCTTCTTTTCCTCTTAACATAAGGTCTATTGACTGGGGGTAATTTCTCCACATGGTGTTTCTGTACTGAATATCCAACACCAGTTCCACCCAAGAGTAAAAACATACACTCACTAAATGAATCAATATGGTCAATTGGCATATAAGCACAATTGTAAATTCGGTTTGGTGATATCTCTATGGGTTTACCACCGAATTGCATACTTCTCATTGAGGGTAAAACCTTTTTGTCATATACCAATCGGTAGTTTTTTTCTATTTCTTCTTTTAAAAAAGGGTACTTTTTAATATGCATATTTTTATTTCTAGTCACTAATTCTTCCCAACTTTCTCTTCGATTTAATTCGGGAAGGTATTTTGCATATTTCATATGAACTGTTATATCAGATAATATTCTGCTTGAAATCTCCATATTGTTATTATTTTTATTAAGTTATTGGTTTATTGTTTGACGCCTACGTTCTAAAGCTTGTCTTACTCTTTCCGCATTTCGTCTTTCTCTATCATGTTCTAAATCTAATAAGGTTTGTGATTGGTCAGTATCAATTTCTAATGTTTCATTATTAAATGTACAATTTTCAAATACCACACCATCTTTCCCTACTCGCGATTTAGTTATTGCAATGGTCGCGAGACCCATTTCTTTTTGTTGTAAAGTCTTAGCCACTGTTATGATTACATGACCTACCTGTGCTTTTTTAATCGACCCACCCATCATATCCGTCGTCACTACTTCCGCACTAATAGAAGTTCTGTTACCTTGGGAAGCAGTCCATCCTACCACATCTAATTCAGTACACATACTCTCAAATTGTCTCATTACTACTCCTTCTCCTTGCCAAACTTCATTAAAATGTTTATCTGGTAATACACAGTCAATATAATCAATTACAATCATATCAAATTGATGCCCTTCAGCTACTAATTTCCTAATACGATTTTTAATTTTATTAATGGTAATACTATCGGAAGGTAATTTTTCTAATATAAGCTTTCCTCTTCCTTCACGAAATGAAGTTAGTTTCTCTAATACTTCTGTTTTTCGACTTGCTTGTTCTATTGGTGGAATTTTAGTCCAACATGTAATGTGCTTTCTTTGAATAACTTTTGGGTTATCCTCGAAAAATATTTGTAGAACATTAAATCCTAAATTATATGCGGTGTTTGCTACTTTAGTTAAGACGGTGGTCTTTCCTACTCCTGTAGGTGCAAGAAACACACCAATTTCACCCTTTGCAAGTCCCCCATCTAGTAAATTATCAATTCCAGTAATCCCTAAAGGAATGGGGTGTCTAAAATCGTCTGTTAATACTTCTTCTAGTTCCGCAAATACATCTAATGCATTATCCGTATTTTCACCCACTTGAATTGCATCTCTAATAAATTCTTCACATTTATCATAGGATTCAAAATCTCCCTTTTCTAGAATTTTATTGACACGATTGATGGCTTTTTTTAACTCTTGTTGTTTACAAAATTTGAGTGCTTTTTCCTGTATCCATAAATGGTCTTCTAATGAACAATCTTTTATATCACTTAACATGTCAAAAATAGTTCTTTTAGCCATTTCCGAAGAAACTTCTAATCTCGTAAGTTGGTCTAATGCATCGAAGGTTGGTGGGGTATTGTAAGTTTCATAATATTCTTTAACCATTTGAGAAATCAATTTAAAATATTGATTATCGAAATACTTAGGGTCGATAACATCAACAATACTATTGGCGAAATTCTTATCTACAATTAATTGATTTAATAATTTGAGCTGAAAAGTGTGGCCCAAATATCCAAAACTTTTACTTTCCTTCATCTGTTTTTGTTTCTTTTAGGTATAATATAAATAGTATTAAAGTGTCGTTTCGAGATATTTTCTCTGAACTTTTTCCGCTGACAAAACGTCACTCAACTCTCTAAGAAAGACGGAAACAAAAGGACGGATATCTACAGTGTATCTTATCCTTGATGGGTATATCCAAGCAGGGAAAATTTTGTGACTGATGATTTCATTGTTACATTTTAAATACATATGAAACATCGCATCTTTTTCAATATTTTTGTCTTGGTCGGACAAATTGACATAGTTAGTGTAACGATTATATTGGTCCATTAAATAATTTAATGACTTCATTTTTAAATCGTATGTGATTTCCTCTTCTATCCATTTTAAAGTTTCATATAAATCTAATGACCTTCTATTTTGAGGTTTATACCCCTTTACATTAAAATATCGTTGACAAATAATGTTGTCTTCTAACGCCATTAAAAATTCAAATTTTACTATTTTTTTATCTTCCATTTTACGTATTTTTTTTATAAAAATTCATTTCTTTTTTTCTTAATTTAATAAGGGGTTGGAGAAAAATCGTCCACCCATCCTCTCTTTTTGGGAGTACTTTAAACATCCCATCCTCCTTCATCATCCTAATAATGTTTTCATTCTCTCTACCATCAGGGTCTAGTGATTCGGTAACTAATTCTCTAATTTCTCCTTTTACTTCATCACTTAAATAAACATAATTAAGATTAAGTAATTTTTCACTAATTTTAAAGAACTCTTCACCACTTCTTCCATCCATGGAGACTCCTCCCTGAAGATTTTGAAGTCCTCTTTCTTTATTTCCTTCTTGGAGTATCTCATGAGTTTTGCGTAGAATACTTTCAATCGTTAGGTCCTTTTCTTGTATCTCTGGAAAATATTTTAATAATGATTTTTCACCAAAATACGAGATTCCTTTGATATTGTCACTCTTGTCTCCTAATAAAGTTTTAACAATTATAAGATTGCTGATAGGAACTTGGAGTCCCCCAATTTTAATCTTATCATCATGAGTAACAAATTTCCCTTCTCTAGGAAAATATAAATGGACTTTTTGTGAAATTAGTTGGCCTAAGTCTTTATCTGTAGTGATAATAGTTTTGTGTTCATGGGGAGAATTCTGACAATAATAAGCTATACAATCATCTGCTTCACATTTCTCAAAATCTCCTTGACGAATAAAGAGTTCTTCTAAGTATTGGGTAATTCTATGTTTTTGGCGAAACATGTCATCTACCTCCTCTTTTTTTAATCTACTTTTTCTATTGCTTTTGTAATTGGGGTAGATTTCACGACGTGCACCCCTATTATTTTTCCCGTCCCAAAAAACCACAACTTTATCATGGTCAAATTTCTCTAGGTGGGTTTTTATAGTATATAGAAAATGAAAAATTGCTCCAAAATGCTTACCCTTATGGTAAAAATCCTTGACCCCATGATACCCTGTTTGTAACAAGCTATTTCCATCAACAACTAAGGTCTTTAACATATTTTATTTTTAAAGGGTTAAACACTATTTTTCTATATCTACAACTTCTATTTCAAAATTTAACTCTTCTCCAGCTAAGGGATGATTTAAATCTAAAATAGTGGTTTCTTCTTTGAGTTCTTTAATCTTTGCAACTACTGGTCTTCCGTCTACTGTACTTCCTTGTACCACTTCTCCGACTTTAGGATTAAAATCTGGAGGAAAAGTGTCATTAGGTAATTCCGTCTGAGCTTCGGGATTAACGACCCCATAGGCATCTTCGGGTTTAATATTAATAGTCTTACTTTCACCTTTTTGCATACCCACTACACCTTCATCGAATCCTTTAATCATCTGACCCGAACCTACCTCAAAATCTAAGGTTTGATTACGGTCTAATGAACTATCGAATTTATCTCCATTATTAAGAGTACCCGTGTAATGAACTTTAATTTTACTACCTTTTTCTACTGTTTTCATTTTTGTTTTAATTTAAAATAATTCTCCCGTATCTTCTATAGCGAGATTATAATCCCCATCAGAACCAATAATTTCTTTCCAATAGGCTGCATTTTCTTCTTTATATATTTCAATTGATTTTTTTTCTTCTGTGGTGTCTTTTCCTTTTAAAAACCCATGTGGTGTTACCATAATCTTGCCGTCTTCATATCCTAGACCATTAACATGATTCTTTAAAATAGATACTTTAGTACGACTCGCAAATTTAACTTTTCGTTTGTCTTTGGTGGCAGTTATTTTTGTTATCCCCGCATTTTTTTGATTACCAAATAAAAAGACTAAGGTGGAATTCAACCATAAAGACTCTCCCCCTTTAGCTTTTATTTTAGGTTGACCGAAAGGATTGTCTGGTAACTCTACCCATGGTTGATTAACAATCAATAAAGTGTTAGTAAATTTTGAGGTATCTTTTCTAGACCCTGTAATACGTTGATTAATCCCCATTCCAATTTTATCTGCCAGAGTACTTGCGTTATGCATTTTTCCTCCTTTTCCGTCAAAAGTCATTTTACATGGAACAGACCCTACGGAATCCCACAGAAATAATAAATCATAGTCTATATCACCTTTATCTTGTGCATCAATGAGTTCATTAATATAGTCCGTAATCTGTTCTATATAATGAAAATCATTATTAAATAGAAAGAATCCATCCCATTCTATCTCCCCCGTATTTTCATCTACAGTTTCCTCACACTCCAAACCTAAAAGTTTAGCGTGAGTGAAATCCCATTTTTGTTCGGTAATAATAAAGACTGGGAGGATTCCCTTTTTTTGAGCATCGACTGCAGTCTTTACTAATGCGGTGGTTTTTCCTGTATCAGTATGCCCTAAAAACATATTAATATGACCCATAGAGGGTCCGGGAATTCCAGTTGCATCTAAAAAAGCTTCACCCAAATCAAAAAATCGGTCTGGTTTGAATGAAGCTTTTTTTGAGAACTTAGATTTAATGTCTTTAAAGTTTTTCTTCTTTATTGCCATAATATTAATTAAAATGGTAAATCTTCTGCTGGTTTGTCGTTTGCTTGTGGGTCTACAGTAGCGGTATTTTCACCATAACTTACAGTTTCTTCGGTATCTCCATAAACATACTTTTTCAATTGACTATCCCAGACTGGTGTTTCTCCACGAGCAATCGCCTCTAGATACTCTACAGGTTTTTGTGAATAAACATCTTTCCATGTTTCGGTATTAGCTAACCATGTTTTAGTGGTGTCCGCGTCTGGTGATAGTGCAGTTGGGTCTTCTGCCATAACCATTGAAACTACTGTATAAGTTCCTTTTCCACTAGGTAAAGGAACGGACTTTAATACTAAGGTTAAGTCTCTTCCTTCCGCTGGGTCGGTAATGTCTCCTCTTTTTTGAAAGATAGGAATAATTTTGTCGATAACTCCGTCACCTTTATAATTCCATTTAAATCTCCAAAATTTAACTCCGTCCTCTTCATTTTCCCTATCTATAACTTTTACGATATAGAATTTTTTTGAACGATACTGACGAGCAATCTCTCTGTCTTTTTCATTCCCTGTCATTTTTAAAGCTTCTTCAACTTCATTAAGTGGACTTCTTTCTCCCGTGGGGGTACCATCTCCATTCTTACCGGGGTCTAATAATTTCACCCATTTTCCATCTACTTGGACTTCGTGGTAATATACTTCCTTAAATGGAGAACTACCATCGGTAGTCGGTAGTATTCTGATTACCTTTTCCCCTTCAGTTGTCCCTTTAGGTAAAAAAGTAGCAAAATATTTTTTTAATCTTTCTTCTCTACTAATGTTATTAGTGGAGGTATTGTTTGCTTGATTTTGTTCATATTGTTTTAATACAGCATCTAAACTACTCATAATGTTTTTTTTTTTAAATTTAAATTTTCGAATACTTAAAAATAACATAGAAAAAGGGGGAAGTCAATAACTTCCCCCTTTTAATATTGTATATGTGTATTGTTGTGTACTAGTGTTTTGTGTCCGACTCTTCGTCATTATAAATCCAACTCTGTTTAATGTCACTTTCATTATAATTATCCACTTCCTCAGGAGTCAACACATATTCATGTTTGTCCTTTTGTTTTTTAAGTTCTCCTTGTTTTTCCTCCCAATATTGGTGTGGTCTTTGATTAAAAGGTCCACTATCCAAATATCTTAATTCTAATTTTTCTTGTGGGGTTTGGGGTTTATACTTTTCCAATTTCTTCTCTAATTGGTTTACCGAACTCATAATTTTATCCATTTCCCCTAATTTACTTTCTAAATCATCTAACTTTCCTAACAAAGAATCAATACTTCCTGTCTGTTTTTCTATATTTTGTTCTAATTTGTCTGCTTTTTCCCCCGTTTCTTTGGTCATCGTAACTAATTCGGTCACATCCAATTCTTGGGTTCCTCCCTCCGTGGTCTCTTCCACATCCAACCCTTCTTCACCTTCTGGCGCTTCTTCCTCTGTCTTTTCCTCTGTCTTTTCTTCTGTTGATTCACCTTCTAGAGTTCCTTCTTCTCCTTCCGCTTCGGTGTCTAATTTCATGACATCATCTTCAATCTCCTTATCTTCACCTGCATGTCCACCATCTGGTTGTTCCGTCATAAAAGTAGTTTTTCCTAAACCTAGGAATTGTTCATTTAAAGGGTCAACATAGGCATTGATTTTTTCAAACCTCATTAGTTCTTCCGATAGGAATTTCTCTAAGTTATCTTTTCTACTCCCCATTTTAGTCCATTAATAATGTACGACCGTCTTCGGTTATCATTTTTTTATTTACTCTTTCTATTAACCCGTCTTTGGCCCTAATAGTGTAACAGTCTCCCGTATCTTTATCACATACTTCTTGAAACCCTTCTTCCTCTAATTTCACATCCTCAGGTGTCTTGGGGCGATTCCCTAAAAACTTATCTAAATTTTTCTCTAAATTTTTCATGGTATTTTCTTTTACTATAAATATACGATACTGAGTTAAATCCTATAATATTCTTAATATTAACATTTAAACTATTTGTGCATTACCAGAACTCCAAGTGATATCATTCGGATAAGGACTGGGGACAAATCCAGTACCAGCGTCCGCTATTGGTGTGGAGAGTACTTTTTCCACTTTTGCAAGTGCGCCCGTGGTATCTACACCATTCAGAATATGATTTAACTTCCTATTAAGTTTTGCGGTGAGAGTACCCGTAGTCAATGCTTCTTTCATTCTAAAACAAGGACATCGTTTATTTGCAAATTCATTATGTCCCTTGATTACTTCCCCCCACATAGTTGGGGTAACTCCCCTGCCCTGAGGTGTAATGCTCGCGAAAGGAATTCTTGCCTTAGCAAGTTCTGTAAGTGGTTGCACACTATTAAGAAAGTCGGGAAACTCTACGAATCCATTATTTAATTCCATAATTCCTTTCTTAAGGAGAATATACAACAATGTCCACTCTAAGGTATTTTTTTGTTGGTCTGTAGGCATCTCCCCTCCTTGGGTATCGTAGGTTCCCATTTTAGCACAATTCGCAATCATTGAAATTCCGATATTATTATTTTTCCCTAAACAATGAGCACCTCTATAAGTATCTGGTCGTGCACCATATAATGTCCCATCCACAGCGGACCCGTCACTACCTCTAGAAATAAGATAATGGTATCCAATCCCACTAAACCCTCTATTTTTATGTTGTCTATTAATATTCCCCACAGGGTCAGCTCCATAATTAATTCCCGCGGTAACATGGACGATAATCAT